ATTTTACAGGAACATTAATTATTTTATTTGTACTTCTTGCTATATTCGGAGGTCCACCTAGATGAAAATATCCGAAAATACACAAATTGGTTTACCATTAAGAAATTTAATAGGACTTATTTCTGCCATAGTTATTGGTGCTTGGTTTGCATTTGGTGTTATTGAAAGACTTAATAATTTAGAAACTAGAAATAAATTATTTGAACAAGATTTATTAGAAGCATCTACTCAAAAGCCTATAGATCAAGAGCAATTTATGTTGATTGAGGATTTATACAAAACAGTTGAAAAATTACAATCAACTCAAGAAATGAACATGACTAATAAAGTTAACATTGAGTTTCATACTAAACAGATAGAAAAATTATTATCTGATGTAGAAAAATTAAAAGATAAACAAAGAGAGTTTGCAAATGGAAACGGTCATTAGTAGTGTTGTTGCTCTTTGTATGTTTATTGCTGGAGAATTAAAAGAACACAGAATACAAGATAAAATGAGTGATTGCCTTAAAGGAAAACGTGAAGCTGAGAGAAATGCAAATTCTTCTATAGAATATAAATGTGGAAAAGTTGATGCAATATTAGAAGAAAATATTGATGGAAGTAAGTCAATAAAAAAGATAGTATCTAAAGAATGAAATTTATATTAGCCTTTACATTATGTTCATCAATTACAGGATTATGTAATACTACTATGATACACCCAGATAAATTTGATACTTGGTCAGAATGTGTTAAAGGTGGTGCTGAAGAAATTATAAGAGTTACAGAAAAATATGAAGTTAAATTCAATGAACAAAGATTAGTATTAAGTTATTTTTGTAATGAAAATCACCCTGACAAAACCCCAACATGAAGTTTCAACATCTGATAAAAGATTTAGAGTATTAGTATCTGGTCGTAGGTTCGGTAAAACATATTTATGTATTACTGAAATGATGAAGTATGCTTCAAGAGTAAAACAAAATATTTGGTATGTTGCACCTACATTTAAAATGGCTAGAGAAATCGTATGGTCTAAATTAAAAGAAGTTCTTCATAGTTTTAATTGGGTAGATACTGTAAATGAATCTAATCTACAAATAATAATAAAAAAAACAGGTAGTAAAATATCTTTAAAAGGTTGTGAAAATTATGATGCACTTAGAGGTACAGGATTAGATTTTTTAATATTAGATGAATTTGCTGACATTGATGAAAAAGCATGGACAGAAGTATTAAGAGCATCTGTTGCAGATACTAAGGGAGATGTACTTATGTGTGGTTCTCCAAAAGGTTTTGGTAATTGGGCATATCGTATGTATTTAAAAGGTAAGGAAGATAAAGAATGGGATAGTTTTCAATTTACTACATTACAAGGTGGTATGGTTACAGAAGATGAAATTGAACAAGCAAAACAAGATATAGATATTAGAACATTTAGACAAGAGTTTGAGGGTACATTTGAGAATTATGCTGGTGCTGTTTATTATAACTTTCATGCTGTAGAAAATGTTAAAGAAAAAAAGATAGATTGGTCAAAACCATTACATATTGGTTTAGACTTTAACGTGGATCCTATGAGTGCATCTGTTGCTCAGATTGATAGAGATATAATACATTTTGTAGATGAGATAGTAATTTATTCAAGTAATACTGACGAAATGGTAGAAGAAATCAGAAATAGATATGGCTCTAAACAAAAGATATTTGTATATCCTGATCCAGCTTGTAGGCAAAGAAAGACATCAGCTGGTGGCAGAACAGATTTAACTATTCTGCAAAATGCTGGTTTCAATGTGAAATGTAAATTAAAACATAGTCCTATTCGAGATCGTATTAATGCTGTGAACTCAAGATTAAAATCTGCTGATGGCAAAAGATATATTTTTGTATCGCCATCTTGCAAAATTATGATAAAAGGTTTACAAAGACAAATATACAAGGAAAACACAAACATTCCAGATAAGGAAGAAGGTTTTGACCATATGAACGATTCAATAGGATATTTAATAGAAATAGTTAAACCACTAATAGCACAATCAAAACCTTACAAACCAAGTAGATGGACACATAAATAATGGCATACGAAAGAGACGAAGCATTAGAAACACATAAAGATTACAAAGAGAATGTTAATCTTTGGGAATATTATATTAGATCATTTAATGGTGGCTATGATTACATGGTTGGTCAATATTTAAACAGATATAATTTAGAATTAGATAACGAATTTAATCAAAGACTTGCAAACACTCCTTGCGATAACCATTGTAAAAATATTATTCAAATTTATTCTTCATTTTTATTTAGAGTAAAACCTAGCAGAGATTTTGGAGCTATGGCAGATGAACCTAGTTTAGAATCATTCTTAAAAGATACTGATCTTGATGGAAATAGTTTTGATTCAGTAATTAAACAAGCACAAAATTATGCTTCTATTTATGGTCATTGTTTTATGATTTTAGATAAACCTAAAGTTATAACAAACACTAGAGCAGAAGAACTTGAACAAGATATTAGACCTTATCTTTCAATTATCACTCCAGAAAATGTTTTAGATTGGAATTTCAAAAGAGAACTAAATGGAAAATATACTTTGGACTACTTAAAAATTAGAGAAGAAGTAGATCGAGATGGTGGAACTTATATGAGGCTTTGGTATCTTGATAGAGTTGATACTGTTTACATGAAAGATGACAGAACAGAGCCTGTTGTAATAGATACTGCCGATAATCTGATTGGCAAAATTCCAGCAGTAATTTTATACAATGCAAAGTCACATAAACGAGGCATTGGTCAATCGGATCTTGTAGATATTGCTGATCTTCAAAAATCTATTTATAACGAATTATCAGAGATAGAACAATTAATAAGATTAACTAACCACCCATCATTAGTTAAAACTCCAGGTGTTAATGCATCTGCTGGTGCTGGTGCAATTATAGAAATGCCAGAAGAAATGGAACCAAATTTAAAACCTTATTTACTACAACCATCTGGTCAAAACTTACAAGCTATTATGGATTCAATTTCAAAAAAAGTTGATGCTATAAATAGAATAGCACATACAGGAGCAGTAAGAACTACTAAAACACAAGTATCATCTGGAATAGCATTACAAACAGAATTTGAAATGTTAAATGCAAGACTATCAGAAAAAGCTGACAACTTACAAATAGCAGAAGAACAACTATTTAGATTATATGCATTATATCAAAATGCTTCATTTGATGGAGAAATAAATTATCCTGATAGTTTCAATATTAGAGATTATGCGGCTGACTTAGTTTATTATCAACAAGCTAAAGCTATGAATTTAGAATCGCCTACATTTGCTAAAGAAGTTGATAAAGAAATAGCTAGAGCAGTTATAGATGATGATGAAAAATTAAATATGATCTTTGATGAAATAGATCAACAAAAAGAATTAGGTCAATTTACTCAAGATGAAGCACAAGAGCCAGATCAAGAAGTAGAGGAAGAAGAAGTTTAAAAGGCGACCATATTTCAGATCGCCTTATAATTATTTATATTTTTAAAGTTTGTTCAGATAAATGCTTAATATAAACTAAATCTTTTTCATCACATTTAGATAAAATTTTTTCAAAAAATTCATCTAAATTTGTTTGATAAGATATAGCTTCATCTGCCTCATTATCACATGCTTTAGTAAATTTATCTGATGTATTTACAATATTATAAACAATATCAGATATTATTTCTTGTTTTTTTTCTTTATTTGTCATTTATGACCTTTCTGTTAAATGTTAATATGAATTTAATCTAATATATTAAATATTTAATTAAATAAAATTCATGTACAAAAGATACCTTTTTATGTACAAGAAAAATAATGAAAAAATTAATATATTTTTCATTAAGGTTTTATTAGGTTTTTAAGAGAACAATAGAAGAACATGACGGATATAGTAGAAAACTTTGCAAATTATCGTATCAGAGCTATAGAAATAGCAGAAGCAGAATATTACGAACAATTAATTAGAACATTAGATAAAATTGAAAGAGAAGTTGTAAGTATTGCTGGAACTAAATTACCTAAAGATAATCAAGGAAGATTATTTGAATTAAAATCAGCTATTGCAGTACAACCTTTAATTAGACAAACTTTAGAAAAAGAATATTTAGCATGGTCAGATAGAGTTGTTAGAGAGGGTTATACTAAACAAGCAAAAAGGATTGAGAAAGCATTTAAAGAAATAGGTAATATCCCTGTTGAGTTTCAACAACTTACAGATTCAGATTTAATATTAATTCAAAATTTAAAAAGACAATCATTTACTCAATTTAAAGATATATCAAATACATTTACAAGAAACTTATCACAAAAGGTTTATCAATATACATTGATTAATGCTGATCCTGTAGATTTAGAAAAAGAATTAAGGCAAACTATTAATGGTATTTATGCTAGTGCAGATGACAGAGAAATAAATAGTTTAGTAAAAACAATAAAAGAAGATGATATTAGATTAAAAAAAATGGATAGAAGAACAGCAACAGCTAAAGCATTAAGGCAGAAACTTGACAAAAATATAGCAATATTACAGTCAAAATATGCTTCTGATAGAGCTGGAGAAAACATGAAAAGATATGCTGGACAACTATTAAATGATTCGTTAAGACAATTTGATGCACAGTTAAATCTTGCAAAAAGTAAAGATGCTGGTTTAACTTATGTAAAATATTTTGGTAGTATAATTCCTACTACCAGAAGACATTGTTCACTTGTAAGGTCAGGCAGTTATGACAAAAGAGCAAGTGGGCTATTTACGATTGATGAAGTACGAAAACTATGGTCATCAAGAAGTTGGTCAGGAAAACAATCTGGCGATCCTCTTATTGTTCGTGGTGGGTATAACTGTCGTCATCAATGGAGCTATGTCAATCCTGATTGGTATGACAAAGCGGGCAATTTAATAATTGAATAAGGAGTAATATGTCAGAAGAAACAAAGGTAGTTGAACCTCAAACTCAACAAACTGAAACACAAACAGAAACCACTCAAACACCAGAAGTTGAAAAAGCTAAAGAGATGGTTTTTACTCAGCAACAATTAGATAATATAATTAAATCAAGATTAGATGCTGAAAAAAATAAATATGAAAAGAAACTTCAAGAAGAAGAAAAGCAAAGACAAGAAATATTAAAACAAAAACAACTTGAAGAAGCTAAGACTAAACAAGACTTAGAAAAAATAATGCAAGAAAGAATATCTGAAAAAGATCAAGAAATTAATAGATATAAAAATGAGATTAAAAAAGAAAGAGTTGATAATACTATTCTTTCTGTTGCTTCTCAAAATAAAGCTATATCTCCAAATCAAGTTGTTGCATTAATGAAAAACAATGTAAGATTAACAGATGACAATAGAGTTGAAATACTTGATAATAATTCTAATGTACGCTATAACCCAAAAGGAGAACTACTTACGATTGAAGAATCAGTTAAAGAGTTTTTAGATGCAAACCCACATTTCCGTCAAGGGTCTTTGTCTGGAACAGGAAGCCAGAGTGCTATCGAGGGGAAAACTGTAAAACCTTTTAATATTCAGGACTTGGATTTATCAAAACCAGAAGATCGTCAAAAGTACGCTGAGTACAGAAAAAAACGTGATGCTGGTGCGATAGAAATAAACTTAAACAATAAATAATTAATAGGATAATAAAATGGCAAACGAAAGTACAAGTTCTACGCTATCGGAACTATACACAGAGATAGTAGCAGAAGCACAATTCGTTGCACAAGAACAATCTATTATGAGAAATCTTGTAAGAAATTATGCGATTTCTGGTGGTGGAAAAGCAGTAGAAGTTCCGATTTATTCGGCAGTTTCTGCGGCAGCAGTTTCAGAAGCAACTGATTTGTCTAATACAGCAATCGATCCATCAAGCGTAACTATAACTGCAAGCGAAGTTGGTGTAATGACAACATTAACGGACCTAGCAAGAAATTCTGCACCAAGAAATGTTGCGGCAGATATTGGAAGATTGTTTGGAGAAGCAGTAGCTAAAAAACAAGACCAAGATTTAATTGGTTTATTTGACAGCTTCTCTGTAACTTTAGGAGATGGTACAACAGCAATTAGTGCGGCATCAGTATTTAATGTTGCATCTACACTAAGAGCAAATGCACTTAACTTAAATGATTGTGCAGTAGTATTACACCCTAAAATAGCTTACGATTTAAAAGCTAATCTAACAAACACTTTTGCAAATCCAAATAATGGCGATTTACAGAATGAAGCAATGAGATCAGGATTTGTTGGTTCTCTTGCTGGATTAAGAGTATTTGAAACTTCAAATATGTCTAATACTGGAACAGCTGGTGATTACAAAGGTGCGGCAATGCACAGAGATGCATTAGCATTAGCTGAAATGCAAGGCTTAAAAATCGAAACTCAAAGAGATGCTTCTCTAAGAGCTGACGAGATTGTAGCTACAGCAGTATATGGTGTTGGAGAAATCCATGATTCATATGGTGTTGAAATGCATTTTGATTCATCTATTCAATAATAATTGAATGCTTTGTGAGGGCGGGAGACTGCCCTCGCATCTTATTAAGGAGATTAAATGGTAAAATTAAAATTAGAAAATTCACAAAAAATTAAATTACAAAAAGGCGATAAAATTATTGAAAGACCTTTTGTTGATTATCAAGCAAATAAAAATGTTTGGACATTTAGAGGTTTTAAACCTGTTCAAGATGTAGTAAAAGAAGATAAGGTTGTCGAGTTGAAACCTAAGAAACGTAAAACAAGGAAAAAGAAAAATGAATCAATGGATATTTAAAAAAATAAGAAAATGGTCCAAATGGGTATGGAGAAAAGCTATTGCTAATCCTATGTATTCTATACCTGTTGTTTTGATTATTGCTTATTTAATTTGGAGTAATTAATGGCTAATTATACAGGTGCAGATGTTATTACTGCTGATGATGTAACTAAATATCAACCAGATGCTTTTGGATTTGGTATTGCATCAACTGATACAGAAGCAGTTAATTTCTTTGCTCAAACTACAAATGATATTTTAAGACAGTTAAGAGTAGAATGGTGGCCTGTATATAAACAAAATATATTTACAGATATTACAGTTTTAAATACTGCTGAATTAGTTAATACTAAAGTTAATCTAGACCAATTTGAAAGAGCTGGTGTTTATTTATTTATTGGTAGATTTCTTGCACCAGCATTATGTAAATTTAGACCAGAAGCTGACAAAGATAGATTTGAAAGAATGGGAGAATACTATATGTCAGAATATAACAAAGAATGGCAAGCAATATTAGAAGATGGTGTAGAATACGATACAGATGCAGATGGAACTATCGTAACTAATGAAAGAGAACCATTACATGGGTTTAGACGACTTAGCAGATAATGGCTTTAGATATAAAAATCAAATCAAACGTAAAAAACTTACAAGCAAGATATATTAAATTTGCAAATAAATTTCCTAGAATAATTACTATGGGATTAGAACAAGCTGGTCAGTTTTTAAAAACAGCTATATTGCACAGAACAGATAGAGGTCAAGACGTTAATAGAAATACATTTATTGGTTATTCAAGTGCTTATGCAGAAGCAAAAGGTAAATCAAGAGTAGATTTGCAAGACACTAATAGAATGTTACAATCTATAGATTCAAGAGTAATTTCAAGAAATAAAGTTCAATTATATTTTAGAAGTGGTAGAGAAGCTATGAAAGCATATTGGCATCAAACAGGACAAGGTAATTTACCAGAAAGAAAATTTTTTGGATATGACAAAAAGTTAGAACGTGTTATACAAAAAAACTTTAATAATTTTGTTAAAAAAGAAATAAGAAGATTAGGACTATGAGTGTAAGAGAAAATATAGCATCAAATTTAGTTACTACTGTTCAAGCAGTTAGTAGTCCAACTATTAAAAAAGTTTCAAGACAACCATTTCCATTAGATGAATTATCACAACAACAATATCCAGCAGTATTAATTCAAACGATTGAAGAAACAAAAGAAGACCAAGAATTAGGCAGTAGTGCTAGAACAAGAATAGCTACATTAGAATTTGGAATTACAGGATATGTTAAAACTAATGAAGATAATATTGACACAGCAAGAAATAATTTAGCTAGTGCAATAGAAACACAGTTAGAAGTAGATATTACTAGAAATGGTAATGCACTTGATACTGAAGTTATCTCTATTGAAACTGATGCTGGAAGTTTATTTCCTTATGGTGCAGTATTAATGACAGTTAGAGTAACCTATGAACATCAATCAGGAACACCATAATGGCTAAACCACAAAAACTAATAGATAAATTAGAAAAAAAATTAGATAATATAGAAAAATTAGTAGATGAAATATCTTTACTTTGCATGGACGCAAGACAAAGCATAGATAAATACAATGAAGATGAACATATTGAAGATTTTCCAGAATTAGATGAATTTAACGAAGAAGATATTGACGAAGAAGACGATAAATAGTAAAAGACGTTATGGCTAAAGATATTAAATTATACAAGAATGGACATGAAGTTATTATTAACGAATCACAACTTGATAATTTTCTAAAGCTTGGTTGGAATAAAGATAAAGTAAAACCTATATTAAAACCAAAATATAAACCAAAAGAAGATAAAGGAGAATAATCATGGCAACTCATCATGGAAAAGAAGGTGTTGTTACTGCTGGTGGTACTGCAATAGGAGAACTTACAGGTTTCACTATTGAGACTACAGGCGATGTAGTAGAGGACACTCAATTATCAGATTCTGAAAAATCATTTTTAGCTGGAAGAACATCTTTTTCTGGTACTTTAGAAATGCACTATGACGAAGCTGATGCACAACAAGAAACT